GAGAGATAGGGAACATTCGTTATCCCCGTCACGTATGGAGAATACATACCAAGAGATGAATAACAAGATGATCGACAGGATGAACGATCATGCCAAACTGGTACTTGTTGGCACGTTATGGTCAGTGCTTGACCCATTAGAGCGTGAAAGAAAGAGAAATGAAGATAATCCAAGAGCCTTGTTTAGAAAGATACCTGCTCTTGACGATAATGATGAAAGCAATTTCCAGTATGAGGAAAAAGGTTTCTCAACTGAATATTATCGAAATATGCGTGACAGGCTTGAACCTGCCGAGTGGTCTGCTAAATTCATGCAAGCCCCTTATGTCAGAGAGGGTTTGTGCTTTCCGATTGAAAAGTTAAGATTTTTTGACGGTACGTTACCTGTAGGCAAATGCAGAACTATAGGCATAGTCGATGCCGCATTTGGTGGCGGTGATAGTCTTTCAATGCCTATCTGTAAGGACTTTGGAGAAGAACAGCGTTATATAGTCGGTTGGGTACATGATAAGCGTTCACCTGAATACACCGTTGGCAGGGTAGTAGATGCCATTGAGAGATACATGATTACGTTTATGTGGTTTGAGAAAAACAGTGGTGGTCAGCTACTTGCTGAAAAAGTCAAAAATGAAATGCAAGCAAGGGGCGTAGTCTGCAAGATTGAATTGTATTCTGCTCCTGTCCGTATGCACAAAGAAGAAAAGATAACTGGTTATTCGGACGAGGTATTAAGACAATTCTTATTTCTGATGCCAAAAGCCAAAAAGATAGATATTGAGGACGGTGAGATTTACTTTGCTGATGATGATTACCGTAAGGCTATAGATGAAATGACTACTTGGAGCGCAGAGGGAAAGAAACAACACGATGATGCGCCTGATGTTATAGCTTCACTCGCTATGAAATTAAGTAATAGAAACGAAGTAGGAAAAATGACAGTTGTACATAATCCATTGTGGAAGAGGAGATAGAGTATGCAGACAGAAGAATACTTATCACAACTAAAGAATATTGATAACCGTATCAAAGACCTTATGAAAGAAGCTGATAAGTGGTTTGATATTGCTACCAGTACAGGGGGTATTGATTACTCTGCCGATAAGTGCAGACTTCCCCTAAACCTGACAGGATAGGTGATTTGGTTGGTAAAGTGGTTGACTATCAGGAACGTTGTAAAAGATTAGCCGCTGATAAAATCGAATTAAAGCATACGATCATAGAGCAAATACGCAGTCTAAGTGGTGAAGAAATGTATTATAATATTCTCTATGGGCGTTATGTGGAGAATAAGAGCCTTAATAGGTTAGCGGTAGAGAATGAGTATTCCTATAGGCGAATAAAAGGACTTCATAAAAAAGCCATTGAGGATTTTGAAAAGACCTACGGAACACTATATCTTGATAATCCAAAAGAGAGAAAAAAGGCTTAGATGAAAGAAATTTGCCCTATATTTCCCTATTGCATTTACAATATATAGTGGTATCATAAAAGTGTGTTTTTGTAGAAACCCATAAGATAATTCTTTTCCATTCAAGGGGGCGGTGCGAAAGTGCCGCCCTTTTGTTACGTAAAAATATGCTTACAAGAAACGACAAACCATTTAGGAAATTAGTACCAGATGGCGATTACGGATTGAAAATTGCATATACGGACTATGAGGTAATAACTGCCGAAAATGTCATAGATGTTGTTGGGAAAACCATAAGCACCTTTTACCGTAACAGGGAGAGAGTTCAATATCTATGGAGATATAAAAACGGAGATCAGCCTGTTTTGTACAGGGAAAAGGTTACAAGGGAAGAAATAAATAATCCCGTTGCCGAAAACCATGCTCTTGAAATTGTCCAATTTCTGAATGGTCAGGAAACAGGAGAAGCGATACAGATCGTATCACTTTCCGAAAAAGAGAATGTTAGTAAGACAATAGATAAGTTTAATAACTATTGTCGAGGTGCTAATAAACAACTCCAAGACGTAAGATGCGGAGAGTGGACACACGCTGTCGGAACAGGCTTTAAGGCGGTACAGATGAAACAAGGGGATATCCCGTTTAGGATAGTAGTTCCTACTCCCCTTAACACATACATAGTCTATCAGCGATCAACAGAAGAACCGATTATGGCGGTTCAAATGTTGAAAGATATTGACGGGAACGATTATAAGTTGTGTTACACGGCTACTCACGAATATCGTATCCAAAACAGTCAACTAATGAGTGTCGCAGATCATAACGGACAGCAGGTTGTTGAAAAGGTACACGCTTTTGGTGGAATACCGATAGTCGAATATCCCAACAACCAAGATAGGCTTTCAGATATCGAGATAGTAATAACAATGCTCGATGCCATAAACGATATACAGGCTAACAGGGCTGATTCTATTGAACAATTCGTTCAGTCTTACATGGTTTTGAAAAACTGTATCTTTGATGAGAAAGTTTATGAAAACATGAAGAAAGAGGGTGCTATTCTCGTTCAGGATATCGGTGATGGCAGTAGACAATCCGATGTAAAGATGCTTGAACAGGAATTAAGCCAGAGTGAAAGCCAAGTAGCGAAAGATGATCTGTTTGATAATATAAGACGTATTCTTTCTATCCCGTCAGATCAGGGTAACACAGGCGGTGATACACAGGGGGCAGTCGAATTACGAAATAATTTTGCAAAAGCAAAGCAGAACGCTAAACTCCGTGATGCTTATATCAAAGAGAGTGAAAAGCGTTTAGACGATATTCTACTCCACGTAATAAACCAAGCTACTAATAATTCCTGTCCTTTAGGGATTATGGATTATGACGTACAGGTTAACAGGAATCCTACGGATAACCTGCAAGTAAGAGCGCAAGTATTACAGATGCTTCTTGCAAGTGGTACACATCCGAAACTTGCCGTTGAAAAGAGTGGTTTGTGGGGAGATAGCGAAAAGGCATATATCCAGTCGAAGCCGTATTTTGATGTTAAGTATAAGACGGTTGACGAAATGGAGCAGGAACAAGCTAAACAGCTTGAAATAGCAAAAGCAAACAACCCTACAAACGAAAATGAGGTTGAAGAAGATGATATCAATAAACAAGTCAAACAGGATAGACAAGCATAATGTATATGCCGAGTGTACCGCTGAAAAGACTGCTGACCTTGCAGATTTTGAGGAATTTGCAAGAAAACAGGAACTTCAACACGGTTCAGTAGTGCTTTGCCAAGAGGATGGCGAGGTCTATTCAATGAAACCTGATTACACATTGATAAAGCTATGATTATCCCAATAGACAGGTTCTTTGCTGAAATGGAACTGTCGGAAACAGAGAAAAAACGGAGAGAGGATTTAGCTAATGATTTGCTAATCCTCTTTTTGCTTTTCTTTGCGGAGATAGAAGCTGAAAAAACCATACAAGGCAAAACAAAACCTGATGTAGATGCTGAATACTATAAAGATATGTTGAATCGCAGATATTGTGATGATGTTGAAACGTTCATCGTATTGGTAGCGGCTCTTTTAGGAAGCAGTAAATTGCCTGATGAATTAAAAGCCAGTATCAAAGAAAGAACATCATTTATAGTAGACACCACTCTGAAATTTGATGATGAATTTTACACATCAGAGGACAGAGCAACTATGCTTGCCTGTAATGAAGCAAACTACGTTGGAAATAATACTGACTATAAAATAGCAAAGTATCAGGGATATCGGCATAAGCAATGGTTGACTATGAAAGACGAGAAAGTGAGGATAGCCCATGCTCTTGTGGACGGTCAGACAGTAGGCATAGACGAATATTTCAAGGTCGGTGGTTATGAAATGCTATATCCAATGGACACATCAAGGGGCGCAACCCCTGATATGACACAAAACTGTCGATGTGTTTGTGAATATTTACGGTAAATGAGAGCCTTATGGCTCTTTTTTTATAATATGCAACCATGCGTGAAATGGTAATCCACAGGTGATGAGAACACCGCAACAAATCGTAGTGGAAGAAAGGACAATTTAATTATGACACGACAGGAGATCAAGGATTTAATGCCTGACGCAACTGATGAGCAGATCACAGGACTTTTGAACCAGTTCCATAAGGAACTTGATGCAGAAGCGGAAAAGGCGAAACAGTTCAAGGCAGATGCAGACAAGGTAACGGCACTTCAAAAGGAAGTCGAAGCCGCAAAAGTAAAGCAATCAGAGATTGAAAAGCTAAAGCAGGAAAAAGCTGAAATTCAGAAACAGCTTGATACTATCAACGATCAAAACCTTACCGAGAGTGAAAAGGCTCAAAAGGAAAGGGAACGCATCGAAGCGGAGTATCAGAAACAGCTTGATGCCAACAATGCAAAGATAGCCGAGTTAGAAGCGGAAATGAAAAAAGCCGAAACCATGAAACAACTCGCTGAAAGAGGTATCACAGGCGAAGATGCGGATAACTTCTTTAACGAGGACGGTTCTTTGAACTTTGATACTCTTGGCAAGGTTCTTTCTGAAAGAGAAACCGCCGCAAGGAATGATGAGGTACAGAAGATAGCAAAGAATACCACAAATCCGGGCGGTTCAAGTGCAGGTGGACAAAGCGAAGATGAGAAACCTGCGGATGTGAAAAATGCTGAATCTCTCTCATTCGGGAATATCAGCGAAGATGCTCTCAAAGCGAGAGATTACTATAAGTAAATTTTAAGAAAGCGAGGAAAAAAACAATGGGAAAACCTATCGTACATGAGTATGGACAGGAAAAGACAATCTTAAAGTTTTTCCCTTATCAGGGTGCGGCTTGCCTTGTACCGCAGACAATGGGTGTGGTAGCAGATGGCAAGAAGATTGTCAAGGCAGGAACACCGTTCCCCTCTAACGATGGCGATTGTGTAGGATTTATTCTTGCAGACGTAGACGTTACACAGGGCGATGCGGCAGGAACGTATGTCTATGAGGGCGTACTTGACCCCGACAAGCTGAAAGAGAACGGAATCAAGATTGCAAATGCGGCACAGAAAGCAGTACCGAGGGTGACGATCTACGGCACACCTTACACAATTTCTGCTTCCATTCTGCCAATAGTTTAAGAGAAAGAGAGGTAATAAGACATGGCATTACAGCTTAAAGATGCTTTTACAGCCCGTGCGCTTGGTATCGCATGGAATAATTACAAGCAGAGCCTTGGACTTCCCCCTTATCTTGGACGTTCTTTCTTTGGAACAGATAAGAAAGAGGGTCTTGATCTGAAATTCATCAAGGGTTCAAAGGGGCTTCCCGTGGCTCTGAAAGCGTCCAATTTTGACGCACAAGCACCTCTCCGTGATGGTATCGGATTCTCTGACATTCAGAATGAGATGCCGTTCTATCGTGAGAGTTACATGGTTACAGAGAAAGAGGAACAGGATTACGCTTCATATCAAGAGGGCAATCCCACAATGGCACAGCAGGTACTTCGTGAGATTATGAAATCTCCCCTTGATCTTATCTATGGTGCTATGGTCGTTCCCGAGAGAATGATATGGCAACTTCTTGCACCTGCTGATGGTGTACCGAAGATATCGGTTAAGATTGACGGTAAGGACACTTACTATGTCGATTATACGGCTGATAACGGTGCGGCTTATAAGGCTACTCACTACTTCAAGAATGTATCTGCGGCTGATAAGTGGAGTGCAAAGGACACGGCTACACCTATTCAGGATATCCTTGATGTTCAGGAACAGCACAACGACAATACGGGCGAGGTGCTTTCAACTTTCGTTATGAACAACAAGACATGGAAGATGTTCTGCAATGCAGAGGATACAAAGAA